CGGACTTTGCAGCACGGCGCGGCTGGGCCAAATCCTACGTTTCCAAACTGGCAAAACAGGACCGCTTGGTTCTCACGCCGGACGGGAAGGTGGATTTGGAAGCAACCGAAGCGCTGCTCGCCGACTCTGCCGATCCAAGTAAGGCCGCTGTCGCGGCCCGCCATGAAGAGGGCCGGATTGAGCGGGGTGTCTACAGCGAGATTGCGCCGACCGCCGAAACACCTGCGGTGCAGCCCCCGAGCAAAGGCCCGGACTTTCAGAAGTCCAGAGCGCATCGCGAGTATTACCTTGGGCAGTTGGCAGAGGCTGAGTTTCACAAGGTGCAAGGCAACCTCGTTGCCCGAGAAGCGGTTTCAAAAGCCGCCTTCACCGCTGGTCGAACCGTGCGGGACTTGATGTTCGGCCTTTCCCCCCAACTGGCTCCCGAGCTGGCTGCCATGACCGACCCGTGGCAAATCGAAAAGCACCTGACGGGCGCATTTCGTAGGGTCTTTGAGGACGCTGCCCGCATGACAACCGCTGACCTTGAACACGCCATGACCGAGAAATAGACCTATGCCCACTGGATACGCAGACGGTGCCGAGGTGTACCGCGAAGCGTATTGCCGTGGGCTTGAGCCCGATCCGGAGCTCTGGGTCGATGAGTGGGCCGATGAGTACATGCGTATCCCGCGTGATACCGGTGCCGCAGAGCCCGGCCAATACCGAACGGCCCGCACACCCTATGCCCGCGAGCCCATGCGCTGCCTGTCACCGGCTCACCCTTGCAAGCGGGTCGTCACCATGGTGGCGTCGCAGCTGATGAAAACTCAGATCGCCTTGAACTGGATCGGCGCGCTGATTCACATGTCACCGTCGAACATCCTCACGCTGCTGCCCAGCCTGAGCCTGGCAAAGCGTGTCTCTGCGCGGATCAGCAAGACCATCACCGCGACTCCGGTCCTGCGGGAGCGTGTGGCTTCACCGCGCTCGCGGGATGCCCGCAACACGATGGACACTAAAGAGTTCGAAGGGGGAGCGCTGTTCGCCACCACAGCTGGTTCTGCGGCCAACCTTGCCGAGCTGTCGGCGCGGTTCGTCTACGGCGATGAAGTGGATCGCTGGGACGTGGATGTCGATGATGAGGGCGATCCGATAGAGCTGGCCGAAACGCGGGGCAGTACCTTCGGGCGCAACGCCAAGTTTTATTTCTCCAGTTCCCCGACCATCAAGGGTGCGTCACGGATCGCTGATCTTTTCGAGACGAGCGACCAGCGCTATTACTACGTGCCATGCCCAACTTGTGGGCATATGCAGACGCTGGAGTGGGAACGTCTGCTGTACTCGCCGGACTTCAGCACCGTGCATTACCAGTGTGCCGGTCCGGACTGCGATGTGCTGATCGAGGAGCATCACAAAGGCGAGATGCTGGCCCAGGGCGAGTGGCGCTCACACGCTGAGGGCGACGGGGAGACCGTCGGCTTTCACCTCAACGCACTGTATGCCCCACTGGGTTGGACCAGTTGGGTCACGCTCGCCAAGCAATATGAGAAGGCCAAAAAGGCTCAGGACCGGGGCGACCTTGAACCGATGCAGGTGTTTTACAACACTCGTCTCGCCAAGGTCTGGGACAGCGCACAAGAGCAAACCAAAGCTGATGTGCTGCAAGCCCGAGCCCTGCAGGAAAACTACGTGCTGGGTACCATGCCTGCAGGCGTTCTTTCGCTCACGGCCTCTGTAGACGTGCAGGCCAACCGTCTGGAAATGATGGTGGTTGGCTGGGGCGAAGGCATGGAGCGTTGGATCGTCGACTTTCAGGTGATCATGGGCGATCCCGCTGATGATCGCACTTGGCTGGTGCTCGATGAAAAGCTTAAAGAGCGCTACCGGCACCCGTGTGGCGTGAGCCTGGCGATCTTGGCAACGGGCGTCGATTCAGGTGGGCACCACACTCACGAGGTGTATCAGTTCTGTCGCGTTCGACGCTGGCGCAATGTCTTCGCCATCAAAGGCGCGAGCAAGCCCGGCAAGCCGGTTATCGCTCAACGGCCCTCACTGGTTGACGTGACGTGGAAGGGCCAGACCGAGCGCAATGGTGCTGAGCTGTGGATGGTCGGCACCGACACGGCAAAGGACTGGATCTACAACCGCTACCACCTGGAAAGCGGGCCGGGCGCGCTGCACTTCCCCAGAGATTTACCTGATGACTTTTTCGCCCAATGCGTGGCCGAGCGCAAGGTCACTCGCTACGTCAAAGGCTTCAAGCGGATCGAGTGGGTGAAGGGCAAGGCTGAGCGCAACGAAGCGCTGGACTTGCTGGTGTACAGCCTGGCGATGGCGCATTACCTGGGGCTGCATCGCTACGGGGAGCACGACTGGGCCAGGCTCAAAAATGCCTTGGCGCAAGCCGGTCTGTTCGACGACACCGGTCACGCAAAAGCCCCTGTGGCCGAGCGGCTGAGTGTCGAGCCCAAACCTGAGCCGAGGCCGGAACCTCGACCCCAGCCTCTGGCCGCTGCGGTTCAAGCGCCAGATCGTCCGACTCCGCAACCCCAGCAACCCACGCAACGCCGTGCTTCCACCAGCGGCTATCTGAAGAGACGTTGATATGGCTTACACCCAGAAGCACCTTGATGCCGTCGAGGCAGCTATAGGGCGTGGCGAAAAGATCGTGCGTTACGCAGATCGGACGGTCGAATACCGCTCGGTTGATGAGCTGATCCAGGCTCGCGATCTGATTCGCACCAGCCTGACCAATGCTGCCGGTCCACGCTCGCGGGTTGTCCGCCTATACCACGGGGGCAAAGGCCTGTGAGCACTCGTTACCCTACGCTGTCACGCTCAGGCTTTCTGGTGCCGGAGCGCATCAAAGCCAGCTATGAAGGCGCTGCCGACGGTCGCCGATCTGCCACGTGGGACGCACCTGATACAGGCGTCAACAGTCTGATCATGCCTGCGCTGCGCAACTTGCGATCCCGCTCCCGAGCGGCCGTGCGCAATGACCCTTATGCGGCCAACGCCATTGATCGCAGGGTCAGCAACCTGATCGGCACCGGCATCACCCCGCAGCCCAGGATCGCGGACAAGGAATTGCGCCGTATCTTTCAGGAGACGTGGGAGGACTGGGTAGACGAATCCGATGCCGATCAATTGACTGACTTCTACGGCCAGCAAGCCTTGATCGCTCGGACGGTCGAGCAGTCGGGCGAATGCTTCGTCCGGTTACGGCCCAGGCGGATGGATGACGGTTTAGCGGTGCCTTTGCAGTTGCAATGCCTGGCACCTGAGTTCGTTCCGCATGACAAGTTTGAGGTGACCAGCACCGGCAACATCATCCGCGCCGGGATCGAATTCAACGGATTCGGCAAGCGGGTGGCCTACTGGTGTTATCGCTCACACCCGAGTGACATGACCTCGATCAACGCCGGTTACAACATGCTGGTGCGTATCCCGGCCAGCCAGATGCTGCACATCTTTGAGCCGGTGGAGCCCGGCCAGCTTCGCGGTGTTCCTCGACTGGCACCCGTGCTCAAGCGACTACGCAGCCTGGACAACTTCGACGATGCCGTCCTGTTCCGTCAGGAGGTGGCCAACCTGTTCGCTGGCTTCATCCGCAAGCCGTCTGCTGACGGTCCGCCCATGCTCGACCCGTTGACGGGCGCGCCCATCAAGGTCGGAGGCGATGGCTTCACGCCGATGGTCGCGCTGGAGCCAGGCACGATGCAGGAGCTGCTGCCGGGGGAGGAGGTCGAGTTCTCGACACCGCCCGATGGTGGCAACAACTACCCCGATTTTATGCGGCAGCAACTAATGGCGGCAGCCGCCGGTGCAGGGCTGCCCTATGAGTTGATGACCGGCGACATGCGGGGCGTCAACGACCGCACTATCCGGGTGGTGCTCAACGAGTTTCGTCGGCGTCTGGAGCAGCTGCAGTTCAGTGTGTATGTCCACCAACTGTGCCGTCCCGTCCGGGCGGCATGGATGGACATGGCAGTGTTGTCGGGTGCTTTGCAACTGGACGACTACGCGGCACGCCGTCGCGAATACCTGCGTACGCGCTGGGTACCGCAAGGCTGGTCCTACATCCACCCGGTGCAGGACGTGCAATCGAGAACGATGGAAATCAACGCGGGGCTCGCCTCGCGCAGTGAGATGTGCCTGCGCACCGGCACCGATGCCGAGATCGTGGACGAAGAAAATGCCGCCGATGCGGCTCGTGCCCGTGGACTGGGCCTCAACTACAGCACCTTGTCGGCGTTCGATGAGGACCCCGACGAGAAGGAGAACCCATGAAACCGCTGTTGCCGTTTCGCATTTTCAATAAGGTCCCGGTTGCCTTGGCGGTCGAAGATCAGAACTGGTACCGCATCAAGGCTGAAACCCAGGCCGAGCAGACCACCATCGAGATCTACATCTACGGTGAGATCGGCGGCTGGGGCATAACGGCTAACCAGTTCATTCAGGACCTGAAAGCCATTGATGACGGAGTGTCGCCCATCGTGGCAGCGTTCAACACCATCGGTGGCGACCTGTTCGACGGGCTGGCGATTCACAATGCGCTGAACCGGCTGGGTGAGCGCTGCACAGCGCGGATCGACGCGTTGGCTGCAAGTGCCGGGAGTGTTGCCGCATGTGGCGCACACCGCATGGTCATGGCGTCCAACGCCATGTTGATGATCCACAACCCGTGGACCTACACAGCCGGTGATGCCGAGGACCTTCGCAAGGTCGCCGATGTGCTGGACCAGACGCTGGAAGCCATCATTGCGGCGTACAAGGCCAAGTCGCCGGATATCGACGAGGTCGAGCTGCGGCGCATGGTGAACGCTGAAACCTGGCTCACCGCACCTGAAGCACTCGCGCTGGGCCTGGCCGACGAGATCGGTGCGGGAGTCGAGGTCAAAGCCTGTTTGGGGCAGGGCGCTGTCATACAGCGGTTCCGCCAGACGCCAAAGGCCTTGCTGGATCAGCTCAACGCTGTTGAGCCCGAGCCCGAACGAACTGACCCACCAACTGATCCTGACCCCGCTGATGCATCTGCCTTGGCGCTGATGATCACGAAAGCCTGCGGCGCGGCGGGCATCAATAACCTGATCGAGCCTTTGATTGCGTCCACCAAGCTTGCCGATCAAGCAACGGTGCAGGCGGCGATCACCCAGGCCAAGGGTGTGCGCGACCTGTGTGTTGCGGCTCGCTTGCCGGAGCTGACCGCCGAATTCGTTAGCGCAGGTCTGGACAAGCAGGCTGTGCAGGCGCGTCTGTTTGAGAAGCTGGTCAGCAGCGGCAAGGGCTTTGAAATCGATAACAGCCTGCCGCTGCAGGACGATCCACCGGCCAAGGTTCAGGCCAAGCAACCCGATCACCACAACATCTACGCGGCCCGCAGGGCGGCGCAGGGTGGCAAGAAAACGACCTCTACAGGAGCACGTCCATGACCATCAAAATGGAGCCTATCCATGCCGGTGAATTCCTTCTCTCCGAAGGTCCCGGAAATATCTCGCGAGAGTCGATCAACGTGGCAGCCAGTGAGGCCCTGAATGCGGGCCAGTTGCTTGGCTTGGTGACAGCGTCAGGTGAGTTCGCCCCTTACGACCCGGCCGCCGAAGACGGCAGCCAGATCGCCACAGCGATTCTTTTTGCACCGCTTCCTGAGTCGGACATCGTTCGTCGTGGTCGCGCCGTCGTGCGCCTGGCCGAGGTCGCTGAAAAGCTGCTGACCGGTCTCGATCTGGACGCTGAAAAGGCGCTGGCCAAGCAGTTCATCATCCTTCGCTGATCGATCCATCGGCCACCAACCCCGACTCATTTTCGTTTATCCGACCCCGCCATTTGCGGGGTTTCCTTTTTTCTGGAGAATACCCCCATGGCCGATATCGCCATTTTTGACGACGAAGCATTTAGCGTCGCCACGCTCACCGCTGCCATCAACGAGCAACCCTACCTACCCGGTCGCATCAGCGGCCTCGGCCTGTTTCGAGAAGAGGGCATCGCGACCCTGACCGTACAGATCGAAAAGGACGGCGACACCCTGGCGCTGGTCCCGGCCAGTGAGCGTGGTAGCTCCGGTCTTGTCGTCACCAGCCCCAAGCGTCACATGATTCCGTTCAACACCGTCCACCTGCCTGAGCGCTTCACGATCCGGGCGGATGAGATTCAAGGCATTCGCGCATTTGGTTCCCGCACTGAACTTCAGGCTGTTCAGGACGTGATCAACACCCGGCTGGCCCGTGCCCGCCGCCAGCTCGATGCCACCCACGAGTTTCAGCGCATGGGTGCGCTCAATGGCCAGGTGCTGGATGCTGACGGCAAAACCGTGCTGTTGGACATCTACGCAGCCTTTGGCGTGAAGCGTCAGAGCCTGTCTATGGGTCTGAACGACGCAGGTACCGAGTTGCGCGTCAAAGCGGGCGAAGCGCTGGACATGCAAGAGGACGCACTCGGCAGCGTAACCAGCACCGGCTCGCGCGCGTTCTGCGGTAAGAACTTCTGGAACAAGCTGATCGTTCACAAGTCGGTCAAAGAGACCTACCTCAACTCGGCGCAGGCGTCGGAGCTGCGTGGTGATGCCCGTGAAAGTTTCGAGTTCGGTGGGATCGTCTGGGAACGCTACCGTGGCAAGGTCGCCGGTATTGCTTTCGTAAATGACGACGAGGCGCTACTGGTGCCCGAGGGTGTGCCGGACCTGTACATTTCGGCCTTCGCTCCGGCCGATTATATGGAGACCGTCAACACGCAGGGCATCCCGTACTACAGCAAGCTGGAGACCCTGCCGTTCGGCAAAGGCGTAGCTGGTGAAGCCCAGTCCAACCCGCTGCACCTTTGCACCCGACCTCGGGCGCAGATCCGCCTGACGCTATAGCCATGGCGTTCCGCGAGCTGATTGAAAACCTTGATGACGCCGTGTTCGATCTGCTGAGCGACACGGCGTTCATCGAGGGGCGCGAGGTGGCGGGCATGTTCTCGGCACCCTGGCTGCAACCCAAGCTGGGGCGCATCAACACTGGTTTGCGCGAGCCGCACCTGGTCATTCGTGTCGCAGATTCTGACGGCGTTCATGAGAGACAGCAGGTGCGGGTGGACCTGCCCAAACCTGATGGCGGTGGGCTGTACACCTTGGTGCGTATGGAGCCCGGTGGCGATGGACTGATCACGCTGGTCTTGAGGATTAACCCATGAGTGTTGGCAGCTTCTACAAGCAGTCGGCCAAGGACGGCATGATCACCTTGCAGCCTTCTGCGGCTGATCTGGAAGCGTTCAAGGACTTTGCTGCAGCGGTTCCCAAAGCGGCGGTCGCGGCCCAGCGTCGAGCCATCAACAAAACTTTACGCTGGTTGCGCACGCACATTGCCAGGGCAGTCGGGCGACAAGAGCGCATCGCGGTCACGGCTGTTCGGCAACGCCTTCGGGCCTACCCGGTCAGCGGTGGCACGATGCGCGGCAAGCTTTGGTTTGGTCTGGATGCCATTTCTGCCAGCCGTATTGGTCGTGCGCGGCAGAGCCGTACCGGCGTATCCGTTGCCGGTCGCCGTTATCAGGGCGCGTTCTTCAAAACGGTCTACGGCGGCAGTCCTGATATCTGGATCCGCACCGCGAGCAAGCATTTCGACTCAGGCGCATACGCCGAGACACGGCAAGGCAAACGTCGCTCCGGGTTCATCGAAGAAAACGGCAGCCGCTTCCCGCTGGCTAAAGCCAAGGTATCGCTTGAAGAGGCGAGGCCGCATTTCGATAGCTGGGTGAAACGTGCTGATGAGCGTCTGCTGGAGTTCCTCAAGCAGGAATTCAACTACGAGCTGCAGAAGTATCTGAAAGGAACTGCCCGTGCCTGACCAAGCGTTCAGTCTCAATTCGCTTTACGAAGCGATTGAGCGACACATCAGGGCCGCGATAGTCGGGCTTGAGTACGTCGGTACCATGCCTGACATGCTTGAGCAGGTCGCTGTGCCAGCCGTGCTGATTGAACTGGTGGAGCTGGAGCCAGGCGTTGATCAGGGCACCGGGGAAACGGCCTTGATTGCCCGGTTCGAAGCACGGGTCATCGTTGGGTCAGAGCGCGAGCAATGTCAGCAGCAGGCAGCCTTTGCAGCCTCGCAACTTGCTGTCCTGCTTAGGCTGCAAACCTGGGGGCTTGAAGTCGAGCCTTCCGAGTTTGTCCGGGCCGCGCAGGACTGGTCGCGTCCAGAGCTGGATGGCTACGCGGTCTGGGTCGTCGAGTGGACTCAAGGGATCTACCTCGGCGAGGAGGAATGGCCGTGGCCAAACGAGCCACCCGGCACGCTGGTGTTCGCGTTCAGTCCCGACACCGGACGTGATAACGAAAACCAGTACCAATCGCCTGAGGATATGTGATGAGTTTCGCGTTGGCTGAACATGACCGCATGCTGGCCGGTGTGGTGAAGGACTGCTGCGTCGTAGCGCTGGACCTCACCGCATCACCTCCGGTATGCCGCGTTTCAGATGGTGACTGGGTTAGCGCCTGGGTGCGCTGGCACAGCGTAGCGGCGGGCAAGGCGCGACACTGGCGGGCACCGACCCTTGGTGAGCAGGGCACCTTGTTCAGTGCCAGCGGTGACGTGTCGCAGGGCACGTTCATTCCGGGACTGTATGGCGACGCCGGTGCACAGCCTGATAACCGCGACCATGTCGAAGTCTGGCGCTTTGAAGACGGCGGCTCCCTGATCTACGACTGGCAGGCCAACACTTACACAATTGATCTGCCCTCGGGAACGGTGACTGTCACAGTCGGAGCCAGCTCGGCCGTTGTGACCGACGACTCTATCACTGCGACCTCCGGAACGATCACTGCCAAGGCAGCCACGATCACGCTGGATGGCAATGTCACGATCAGCGGAACGCTCGCCGTAGTCGGTGATATCCATGGCGGCGGGCAGATTATCGACACGGGTGGCAACACCCCGAACCACAAGCACTGACCCGGCCCGCACTGCGGGCTTTTTAATGTCTGGAGATAACCCATGGCGACCGTAAAAATCGATAAGACTTCTGTTGATCAACCGACAGCACCCACAGGCCAGGTCACCCCCACGGCGGAATCAGTCACGGACGCCGTGCCTCCTTCAGCGCTCGCTGTAGCGGGGCGGAGGTATCGAGACACGCTATTCACCTCGCGTACGCTTATTCTGCCGGATGACCGCACCCTGGCTGTCGCCAAAGGGATCGTCACGGCGCAGGCCGATGACACCATCGCGCTGGAGTATTTGCGTGCACACCCGGACCTTGAACCGCTGGAGTAATTCATGATCGGAATGGATCGCCGTACCGGTCAGCCTGTCTCCGGCCTGGCGCACCTGCGGCAGTCCATCGAAGACATTCTTGGCACTCCTGTCGGCAGCCGCCGAATGCGCCCGGAGTACGGCAGCAAGATCCGGCGCTTTGTCGACCTGCCTGTGAACGATGGCTGGAAAAGTGCGGTACAGGCCGAGGTGGCCAGATCGCTCGGACGTTGGGAACCTCGCCTGAGGCTTGAGCGTGTCAGGGTGATTGCGGTGCTGAACGGCCAGGTCACCTTGGAGGTGCAGGGGATGTATCTGGGTGACAATGCGGTGTTGGAGGTGACGGCATGAGCTTGATTGAACTGTCGGCGCTGCCCGCGCCGCAAGTCCTTGAGGACCTGGACTTTGAAGAAGAGTATCAGGGCGAGCTAGCCGCCTTTCGCGAATACATGGGTGACAACTGGAGCGCCTTGCTGGAAAGCGACCCGGTCACCAAGTTGCTCGAGTTGGGGGCTTACAGGCGGCTCCAGAATCGGGCGCGTGTCAACGACGCGGCAAAGTCGTTGATGCTGGCATACGCCCAGAAAGCCGACCTTGATCAGTTGGCAGCCAACGTCAACCTCAAACGTCTGGAGATACAGGCAGCGGACCCTGTTGCCGTGCCGCCTACTGCAGCTGTCATGGAAGAGGACGATGCGCTTCGCGAGCGCGTACAGCTTGCTTACGAGGGGCTGACCACTGCTGGCCCGCGTAACAGTTACATCCTTCACGCGCGCAACGCCTCTGGTCAGGTGGCCGACGCTACAGCGGAAAGCCCGACCCCGGCGGTCGTGGTGGTTACGGTACTTGCTCTGGACGGTAGCGGTGCGGCTGCAGCGGATCTGCTGGAGACAGTTAGGCTCAACCTCAATGACGAGGATGTGCGCCCCTTGGGGGATCGCCTGACGGTTCAGAGCGCTGAGATTCTGCCTTACCGCATCAATGCTGTCGTCCACATGGTCGGGAGCGGACCTGAGACCGAGGCCACACTGGCTGAATGCAAGAACCGGCTGGGGGCCTGGATCAATCCCAGGAGACGCCTGGGCCTTGAGGTGGCTCGATCCGGCATTGACGCGCAACTGCACATCAGCGGCGTCAGTCGGGTGGATCTTCAGGGCTGGGCGGACATCCGCCCTACCAAGGCGCAGGCCGCCTGGTGCGAAGCGTTCACCGTGACGCGGGGTAGTTGAGATGACCAGCTTGCTCCCCCTCAACAGTTCCCCGCTTGAGCGTGCCATTGAGGTTGCCACTGATGAAGTCACAAAGATCCCTTTGCGCACGCTTTACAACCCACAGACCTGTCCCGCGCACTTGCTCTATCACCTTGCGTGGGCCTGGTCGGTAGACCGTTGGGATGAAGGGTGGTCTGAGCCGGTAAAGCGGGCAGCCATCGCCGCGTCGTTCTTCATCCATGAACGCAAAGGGACAATCGGTGCAATACGCCGAGTGGTTGAGCCGCTGGGCTACCTCATCGATGTCCTGGAGTGGTGGCAGACCGTACCTGAGGGAATCCCTGGTACTTTTGCGCTCAAGGTGGGTGTGCTGGACACCGGCATCACCGAGGAGATGTATCAGGAACTGACGGCCCTGATCGATGACGCCAAGCCTGTCAGCCGTCACATGCTGGAACTGGCCATCAGCCTTGAAACGACCGGCCGTTTCTACCTCGCCGCTTCGGTCTCTGAAGGCGACGAAATCGATGTTTACCCACCTGTGCCGCGTGACATTGAAGTCTCGGGGCATATGGGGCTGGGTGGGCGTGAAACCACTATCGATACTCTGGATGTCTTCGCATGATCGATCAGACTTCGCAATTCTTTGCCACCCTGACCAATGTCGGTGCGGCCAAGCAGGCCAATGCCGATGCCCTCGGCGTGCCTTGGAAAATAGCTCAAATGGGTGTGGGTGATGCCAATGGCACCGATCCGGTCCCCGATGCTTCACAGAAAAAACTGATCAACGAGCGCCGCCGTGCCCCGCTCAATCAGCTCAAGGTTGATCCAGCCAACAACGCGATCATCATCGCCGAGCAGCTTATCCCCGCAGAGGTCGGTGGTTTCTGGATTCGTGAAATTGGCTTGTACGATACAGACGGCGACCTGGTGGCGGTCGCGAACTGCGCGCCGTCCTTCAAGCCATTGCTGGCTCAAGGTTCTGGCCGCACGCAGATCGTGCGCATCAACCTGCTGGTCAGCAACACCAGCAACGTCGAGCTGCGCATTGACCCAACCGTTGTGCTGGCAACGCGCTCGTTTGTGGATCTGCGGATTCAAGAAGAGCTTTCCAAGCTCGACAATAAACAATCTGTTCGTGCTGCCACGACCGGCCCGGTTGTCCTTGCTGGCATCCAGTCGGTCGACGGCGTTGCGCTTGTCGCAGGCGACCGGGTACTGGTGAAAAATCAGGCCAGCGGCAAAGACAATGGTCTGTACTCAGTCGTCGCGGGTAATGCCTGGTTGCGCGTAGTTGACGCGGATGCAAACGTCGAGGTAACACCTAACCTTATGGTCAGCGTCGAGCAGGGTGAAACGTTGTTCGACACGCTCTGGCAGTTGACGACGAACGCGCCAATTACCTTGGGTACGACTGCACTGGTCTTTGAGCAAATCGCAGGTCCGACTGGCGTTTTGCCCGGTACTTACAACCGGGTCACGGTAGACCGGCGCGGCTTGGTGATGGCTGGTTTTAACCCGACCACCTTGGGCGGTTACGGCATCGCTGACGCTTACACCAAGACGGAAATTGATGCGCGGGTGGCGGCGTTGCAGCCCAAGCTCGGGTTTGTTCCTGTGCAGCAGGGTACTGGCGCGGGCCAACTGAACAATCAGGTCAGGCTCGGCTGGTCGGGGGGCGCGCTAAAGGCTGCTGTTGATAATACTGATTTGGGCAACCTCTGGTACTCGGGCAACTTTGACCCGGCCACCAAGGCCAATGTGGGCAGCACGTTGTTTGCTTACGGCATCACTGATGCCTACACCAAGACGGAGGTTGATCAGCGAGTTTCAGAGCGCGCTTTAAGGACAGAGGTGTATGCCAAGTCCGACGTCTATACCAAGACTGAAACCGATGCACGTGACGCGCAACGGCCGCTTGCGGACAGCATCACGAACATCGGGCTTGCGGCCAACGACCCGACCCAGCCTTACATGCGGCGTGCCAGTGACAACACGACGTATTTTCTTCAGACGAGGCTTGGCTTTGTTCCTGTCCAGCAAGGCACGGGGGCAGGCCAGTTAAACAACCTGATTAAAATCGGGTACACGTCGGCAGGCTTGGTCAGGTTGGCGGTCGATAACACGGACTTCGGGAATCTTTGGTATTCCGGTAACTTTGATCCGTCCAAAAAAGCCAACGTCGGCAGCACGTTATTTGCTTACGGTATTACCGACGCCTATACCAAGAACGAAACAGATGCTCGGGACATGGAGCGGCCTCTAAAATCTGAGGTTTATGCCAAGGCCGATGTTTACACGAAGTCTGAAACTGACACGCGTATTTCGACACGGCCTGTAGCTGACTCAATCACGCATGTAGGCTTTGCGGCAGATAATGCAGCAGTGCCGTATATGCGTCGCGCTGCTGACGGTGCAGTTTATTACTTGGTCAGCGACCTGAACCTCGGAGCAAAAGTTGCGGCGCAGGGACTTACCGGCATTGGGCAGTATGCATTTGCGCGAGTCATCACCGCCTACGGAAACTCAATTAACCAAGGCACATCAGTCCCCGGCTCCAACCTTCTTTTCAGTTCCACGGCTGTGGGCGATGGCACGAGCAGTAACTCCGGTGCTATCGCTATAGGTGTTTGGCGCGCCCATGGTGCTTTCAACAATACAGAGCGCACGCTCTTTCAACGAATCCAGTAGGTTTAACTATGTCCAACGTATTGAATGCCCGCAATCCGTACTGGTCTTCTCAGGCCCGAGCTACCATCGAATTGATGGTGGTTTTCGAGGGGCTGGAGGAAACACATGGGGAGTTACCGTTCACGGCGTCTCCCCACGATCCTGAGCCCCACGGTGTAGAGCTGTACGAACGAGCCTTGGCGGGTGAGTTTGGCCCGGTTCAAGACACGCCTATTGAGCTGGTGCGTGTGCAGGTCATGTGCGCTCGTGGCGACCGCTCGGCTGCGGCCACTGCCCGTATTGACGAGCTGGTCAATCAGTACGAGGAGTTGCAGGACGCCGTGTCACTGGATATGGCGACCGACGACCAGCGCAAAGCGCTGCCCGCTGTCAGGGCTGAGATTGATGCGTATCGTCTATACCGCGTGCAGCTCGGCCAACTCGATACGAAGCCTGGCTACCCGCTGGACTTTGAATGGCCTACGCCGCCTGCGAATCCGTTCGTATACGAGCCGCCCGAGCCTGAAGCTCCTGCGCAGGACGTCAGTGACGACGATCAGCAAAGCACCTAACGCCCCGCACTGACGGGGCGTTTTCTTACCCGCTATTCGCATTCCATCAATAACCCCGCTGATCGGGTTTTTTTCAGTTCTGGAGATCGTCTTATGAGCTTCTTTCACGGCGTGACGATGACGGCCGTCGACACGGGCGCACGCACTATTTCGTTGCCCACATCCTCGATCATCGGTCTGGTCGATACGTTTACCGAGGCTCCGGCCAACAGCGCCAAGGTCAATGACCTGGTGCTGATCACTTCCGAGCGTGAAGCCATTGCAGCGTTTGGTCCTGACTCGGCGATCACCAAAGCCTGTCAGGCGATCTATGTGCGGGCCAAGGCGGTGATCGTTGCCTGCGGCGTTGCCAAGCTGGACGATGCTGCCCTGCAAACCTCTGCCATCATCGGCGGTGTCAAAGCCGATGGCACACGTACCGGGCTCCAGGCACTGCTCGACGGCAAGAGCCGCTTCAATGCCCAACCACGACTGCTGATCGCGCCCAAGCACAGCTCGATCCTGGCGGTCGGTAGTGCCATGGCTGCACTTGCGGACAAGTTGCGGGCGCTGCCGATCTTCGATGGCCCCAATACAACGGATGAAGCCGTCATCGCTTATGCCAAGAACTTCGGCGGCAAGCGCTCTTTCATGGTTGACCCCGGTGTCCAGTATTGGGACACGACGGCCAGCGAGACGGTTGATGCGCCAGGCTCTGCCTGGGTCGCGGGCCTGTTCGCCTGGACCGACGCGGAGTACGGCTTCTGGGCCTCGCCGTCGAACAAAGAGTTTGCAGGCATCACGGGCACCAAGCGGCCCATCGAGTTTTTAGACGGTGACGAAACCTGCCGGGCCAACCAGCTCAACAACGCCAATATCGCCACCATCATCCGCGACGACGGCTATCGGTTATGGGGCAACCGCACGCTCAGCAGCGATCCCAAATGGGCGTTCGTGACCCGCGTGCGCACCATGGACATCGTCATGGACGCAATCCTCTACGGGCACAAATGGGCGGTCGACCGCTCGATCACTGCCACCTACGTCAAAGACGTGACCGAGGGCCTGCAGGCGTTCATGCGTGACCTGAAGAATCAGGGCGCGATCATCAACTTTGAAGTGTTCGCGGACACCGAGTTGAACACGGCCAGCCAGCTGGAGCAGGGCAAGGTGTACTGGAACATCCGTTTCACCGACGTGCCGCCTGCCGAAAACCCCAACTTCCGCGTTGAAGTCACCAATCAATGGCTGACCGAAGTGCTCGACTCTGCCGCTTAAGGAGCTGCAACGATGGCAATGATTCCCGAAACACTGAGCAACCTGAACCTGTTCGTGGACGGTGTCAGCTTTCAGGGCGACGTCCCCAGCCTGACCCTGCCCAAGATGACGCTCAAGACTGAAGAGCACCGTGGCGGTGGCATGGACTTGCCGGTTGAGCTGGACATGGGCATGGAGAAGTAGGAGTCCAACTTCACCACCACGGGCGTGCGTCGCGAGTCCCTGAAGTTCTTCGGTCTGGCGGATGGCACGGCCTTCAACGGTGTCTTCCGTGGTGCCTTTAAAGGGCTCAAAGGCAAGATCACCCCGGTCGTGGTGACCCAGCGTGGTCGACTCAAAGAGGTCGACATGGGGGACTGGAAAGCAGGTGACAAGGCCGAGATCAAACACGCGGTCGCGCTCACTTACTACAAGTTGGAAGTGGATGGCCGGGTGGTCTACGAGATCGATGCGCTGGGCATGAAGCGTGTGATCAACGGTGTCGATCAACTCGCGGCAGAACGTTCGGCCCTTGGCCTCTGATAGAAGGATAAATCCTGTGTCTCAAGTAAATACCAATCCGAAGTGGATGACCCTGACGGCCGAGAGCGTGTCGGTGAAGCTGACCAAGCCTGCCGAGGTCAACAGCGTTCAGGTCGACACCATCACCATGCGTGCCCCTACCGTGCGCGATGTGCGCACCGCCCAGGCAGCTGCCAATGGCGACGACGAACAACGCGAGCTGAACCTGTTTGCATCCCTGGCCGAGATGGGCGTCCGCGATCTTGAAGGGCTGTCCCTCAAGGACTACAGCCGCCTGCAGGCCGGTTATTTTCGCCTGGTGCGCGACGACGAGCTTTGATCCCGCATTGCAGAGGCTCGCGGCGAAGCGGCTCGCAAAAGAGCTGGGTTTTTCGTCGGCGGAAATCATGTCCATGTCTTTCTCGGACATGATCTGGTGGCTCACGGACTGAGCCCATCCCAACATCAGAGGTGAGTGATGGCGAACAATCTGGCATTGGGCCTGGTGATTGGCGGCGCTGTCAGCCCGACTGTGGGTACGGCTTTCAACACCGTTGAAAACCGCATCAAGAAGCTGGAGCAGCGCGGTAATCAGGCCAAGGTGCTGAGAAACACGATTGGCGAAACCATGCGCCTGCGTGATGAGTGGAAGAAAGCGCACGACAGTGGTGCTGCCTCGGCCTCTGGTCTGCTGCGCAAGCTTGAGACCAACCTCGACACGCTGCGTAAACAGGGTGTTCAGGTCGGTAAGCTCCGGCAGGAATATCAGTCCCTTGACCGTGTGGCCAGAAGCATGGACCTCAAGGTCAAGGGGCATCAACAGATCGAGCAGGGCAAGGCCGGGCTCAAGTCGGGAATCGGCACCGCCGTCGCCGGTGTGGGCGCAATGGCTGTACCGACCAAGATCAGTGCCGACTATCAGGCAATCATCCGGGACATCGCCATCAAGGCCGGTGTAGCCAATCAGCCGCAGGAAGCGGAGCTGACTACATCAGTGATCAAGACCTCGCAGGACACAGGGATGGCACGTAACGACGTGGCCGACCTGGTC